TGAACATGATCTTCGAGCCGATGGCGATTGCCGTGCGCTCGGCGTCGGCCTGGGCGTTGAGGAGCGAGAGGGTGTCCGAGAGCTTGTTCGGGGTGCCGAACAGGTCGCTCACGTACTGGTACTTGGAGAGTACGCAAACGTCCCTGGCGGGGTACGCCAGCGGGTCTCCCACTGGCATCTGGAACTTGAACCACAGCTCCCCGCCTACGTCCATGGCGTCCGCGCTAGAGCACTTGAGAGGCCAAAGCCCCGTCGTGCGCCCCTGCGCGTCGTGAAGGCGTATGACGAACGCCGTGCAGTCCACCTCGTAGATGGTCGCAAGGCGGTAGAGGAAGCGGCTCCAAGTCATGTACTCGTTGGGCCACGTGCGGAACAGCGTCTCGACCTGCTGGATAGGGCCGTCGTAGTGGGGTTCGAGCTTGGAGCAGGCGTTGGCGAAGGAGTGGACGCATGCTCGCATCAACTCCTGCTCGTAGAGCGAGCCGCTCCAAGTGGTGTAGCTGGGCGTGTACTCGGTGAACGTCGAGAACGCCCTGCCCTCGCGCTTGCGCCCCAACGCGCCCTTGATTGTCTGGATGAACCCCAAAGCGCCCCCGTATGACGGTTTGCATGGTCTTTCAACCTATGCTTACCGCTAACGGGGAACGCACGTTCGCCTGAGTGTAAAGGAAAAGTGGTATTTCAGCTGCCGATAAGAGAAAAGCCGCCCCGAAGGACGGCTTGATTGCGATTCTGAAACGGGTTATCCCTTCCAGGTGCTCGTGACCATCTGTATGTACTCGTCGTAGTAGTCCAAAAGCGTCACGTATGCGTCCAGCTCTGCCATGAAGCCGTCGATGCGGTTCGCGGGGTTGTTGTTCCGCTTGTCGGGCTGGATGTTCTGGTTCACGTCGGTCTTGACTTGCACGTTCATGCGGCACCATCTGTTGATGGGGTTGCCGTTGTCCACGATCCTGCCGCGAGCGTAGTCGGCTTTCAGGCGCTTCATCGGGTCTGACAGGGTTTGCACGCCCTGCCTGACCTTCCTGACCCTGCTCTCGCCAACGAACAGTTCCAGGTTCTTCACGGTGGACTCGTCCATGTGCCACGGGTCGAAGCCGCACGCGAAGCAGAACAGCTTCTCCTTGCGCAGCTCTTGGAGCCATTCGAGGAACACGGACTTGGGTATGTGGTTGCCGGGAACGACCCTGAGCAGCCCTTGGGACTCCCAAAGCCTGTAGGGAACGTTGTCTCGCTCCTTGGTCGAGCCGGAGTCCTCCCTCGGGGTGAGCTGGTCCTCGGGTATCCAGTACATCGACCTCTCGTAGATGGTATCGTCCACAAGGGTGCCGTCCTTGTACCGCTCGCCCCTCATGAATAGGAACTGGGCGGCGGTGAGGTCAACGGAGTCCGATGCGTCGAATCCGGCGATGCCGTACTTCAAGCCTATCGTGGACATATCGACCTGCTTGTCGCTGCCGCACTCCGCGTAGGTGAGCCAGGAGGTCGTTTGGTTCTGCGGGATGTTGAAGTGCTTCACGAGTACTGCCGGCCTCTGCGCGGGGTCGGCCTTGGCCTTCTCAACGAGGGGCACGAGCTTGTCCATCGGCTTGACCGTGTTGAGGCCGGGGTTGGACTTCAGCCACGTCTCGGGCTTCAGCCACTCGTCTGGCTCGTCCTGCTCGTAGATCACGGGCAGGAAGCGGTCATCCTCTATCTCGCCCGCAAGTATCCGCTTGGCGTAGTCGTACTGCGCATCGCCGATGGAGTTGCGCACGAAGTTGGCGGTCGTAAGCTCCCACATCATCGGCTGGCTCCTGGTGAGGGCAAGGCGCATCTGGTCGTAGGGGCCTCGGTCGTCCCATGCGGCGATCTCGTCCGCTACGACGTGGTGCGGGTTCGGGCCGTCAAGGGACTTCGGGGAGCCTGAGAGCGTGACCACGTAGCCGTTGGTCTTGTCGCAGATGATACCCTGCTTCTTGCGGTCCTTGACCTCGCCCGTGCGCTCCCACTTTGCGAGCGACGGTGACTGTCGGCGCATGGTGTCCACGCCACCGTAGCACAATCCCGCCTGAGGCTCCGCCGACGCGATCACGTAGCACTCGGGCTTGCCCTCGCCGTCCGAGGTCATCATGTAATGAGTGATGCCGGCGATGAGGCTTGTGTTGTGCGTCGCCGTGTAACGTTTGCCGCAGAGGAACAGGTGACGCAGGTTGTCCACCGCTATGCACTTCGACGGCTCGTTGGGAATCGGCTCCACGCTGTGGATGCTCTTGTATGACATGCGTGCGTGTAGGCGGTCTTTCAGGCGCTCGTACTTGCGCGTCAGCCTGAAGCACGGGAACGTCTTGTCGGTGAAGAACTGAATCTTGTACGCCTCGCACTCCTTGCCGTTGCACATGACGGTCTTGAACCTGTGCGTGGCCTTGATGCCTAGGCCAGAGAGCAGTTCGAGCATGTCGTCCAGCATGCGAGTTTCTTTTTGGGAGAACTCGCATTGACCGCTTTTGGCAACGAATCCATCGGTGTCCATCAGCCCTTGAAGCAACGCTAAACGCTGTTCGACCGATGCATTAAGGTACTGCGTCGGAATATGCTTGTTCCCCAGAACACCCAGCTTTCGCAGCTTGCCCCTAAAAGATTCGTCGGCGTGAGTCTTCCTCGACTCTCGGGGCATGCTGTCTATCGAGAATGTGGTGGCCCTGTTCCTATGCGGGTTCACCGTGCACATGTGGCCGCACCTAGCGACGTTCATAGCCATCTCTTCGAGGTCTTTATCGTCGCAAGTGATTCTGTTGCTCGCGCTCGCACCATCTCCGAGCCATACGCCGAAGGTGTACGGGTCGATTAGCAAGTCGGCCTCGTCATGCTCGACGGGTGCGTTCATGGGAACGCGCCAATTGTACGTGCGGTGTCCGTTGCGGTCTGTATAGTAAACGTCCTGCGCTATCTCTTCGGTCGTAAGCTCGACGGTGCGGTGCTCCTGGTCGATGGGGTGGCCGTGATAGGTCTTGAGGGTCAGGTTTCTCTTATTGCCGTAATCGTTTCGGCGGAAGTTCCTGTGCTGCGCCGTCCAGATGTGGTCGGCGCTCGCCTTGACCTGCTCGCCGTCCTCGAACGTCACGATGTACATGGGCTTGTCGAATATCTCAGACTCTACGAGCACGCGGGTGGGCTTGCCGTCCACGCCGTACACGTAATCGCCCGGATGCACGTCCGCCATCGTCTTGTAGCCATCGGGGGTCGGGATAGGCGTGTCGAGGCTCAGCGCCTTTCCATTCTTCTTGGCGACCCACCACAGCACCTCGTTGTACTGTCGAAACAGGTCATCGTCCAAGAAGCCGTAGGCCGTCTCGACCAGGAACTTCTCATACGGCTCAAGCATCATGGGGTTGCCGAACTTTCGTCCCGACGGGACGCAGCAGAATTGCTGGATGAAGTCCACGGGGCGGCGGGCCTTGTCGCGGTCGTAGTGCCACTGCTTGTAGCCGTCCTCGAAGCGCGGCAGCAGCATGTCGCAGAGCCTTATCAGCTTTTGGCATGCGACGATCTTGCCGTCGTACACATCGAGCGCGTACTTCTCCGCTGTCGTTCGCTCGTCAGCCACGGATAGGCTCCACGCATATCACGGCCGCTTCCCCGTCGCGCACGGTCGGATGGCTCTCGAAGAAGTTCACGTAATGCGTGTCGTAGAGGGCATGCGACGCGTCGGCGGTATGGTGGCACGCGAACTTGTCCGAGTAGTCGGTGCAGCGGGGACTGCCGCACTCCCTCTTCCCGTCGCACACGTAGAGCATCACCGTCGGCAGGCCGAACGCCTCGATGGCATCCGCTTGGGAGATCGGGATACCCATGGCTCCCCCTAGGCGTTGAACGCCGCGAGCGGGTCGGCCTCTTCCTTCTGCTTCTCCGCCCCGAGCGTCTTCAGCTGTTGAAGCGTGATGCCGGCGGTCTGCAGGTACGCCTTGTAGCTGCCCTGCAGCGGGTTCTGCTTCTTGCCGTGCAGCCCGTCCACCATGATGCCCTGCACGTCGAGTATCTGGCGGCACTCCTCGGCCTTGGAATACGACCAGCACATGTTGCACACCAGCTCGGAGATGAGCGGGTCGGCGCAGTCGTACTTGCCGCTGTCCACCACCGCCTTGTAGCGGTCGGTGGCCTTGATCGCGTCGATGCTGTAGGTGTCCTTGCTCATTCGTCTCCTAACTTCGTCTTCAGCTTCGTCTTCAACTTCGGCCGGGGTTCGTCGGTAAGCTCCCACTTCCAGCCGTCTCCCTTGTTGGAGCATATGAGGTCGTAATCCTCGTTCTCATCGAGGAACAGGTTGAGCATCATCACGCATGCCTCGGCGCTCTCCAACGTGACGGTCGGCCTGACCTCGACGGTGATTCTGCCGACCTTAGCCATTGTCCGCCTCCCTCAGCGGGGCGGAGCACCACGGGCAGAAGTCGTACAACGGCCTCGGGACTACCTCGTGCGAATAGACCGCATCGTCGGCGTACACGCCGAGCACCGTCCCCTCGACTTCGTTGTGGCACGCGGAGCAGATGATGATGGGGTCTTTGCCGCCGACGCGCATGCACGCTTCCACGTTGACGATGCGCTCGCTGCCGTTCCTGTTAGCCATCCTTCAACGCCCCTCCCAGCTCGGCGGCAAGGGCAAGCGCCTTGCGCACCACTTCCAAGTCGAACTTCCTCCCGCCGCACTTCACGACCGTGGTGCCGTACAGCGGGTAGTCCAGGTCGATGAGGTTAAAGCTAGGGGCGTGGCTGCTGGGCACGACCGTCGTGTAGTTGCAGTACTGCGCCGTGGTCCCCATCTACCCGACCTCCTCTGAGAACGCCGCACATTCGCCGCGCACCCCGCTGCCCGTGTCGGCATCCGCGTCGCACATGAACATGTACGGCCCGTTTGCGAAGTCCCAAAGCACGTCGGTGCAGTGGCCGCAGAACAGGCACGATCGGGCGGGAGCGTCCACGCTGTAGAACTCGCTCTCGTATCGGCGCGTCTCGACCATCAGAAACCCCCGTCTTCGATCAGGTTCTTCATTAAGGTGCGCTTGAACTCCTCGTAGCAGTCGGCGCACAGGTTCATCTCGAATCGCTCGTCGTTGCTCACGACGAACGGGTTGACGGTCCATAGGTCCTTCATCGGCGTCGGCTGCATCCTGCCGCACCTGTCGCATACGTACGCCTTGCTCATTCGGCATCTTCCTCTCCCATGTGCGGCATCCCCTTCTCGTCGAACCAGACCCCCCGCCTGCTCTTGGGCGGCGGCTTCCTGTAGGTTCCAAGCTCCCCGTGCCTTGACTCGTGGCACTGGTGGCAAAGCCCGTCGAGCTTGCCCGTATCGAACGCCACCGATGGGTCGTCGTGGTTGTCGGGGGTCAGCGCCGTGGTGTGGTGGACCTCCATGATGCTCTTGCGCTCGGCCTTGGTGCCGTGGAGCAGCAGCGGCCTTCCGCAGTCCTTGCACATGCCGTGCTGGCGCTCCCAGACGAGCTGGCGGATGGGTTCCCAGCCGTCGCTGCCGTACACGGCCCTCTGCCAAGGTTCGAGGTTGTGATAGCTCATCAAGCCCCCGGAATCTCCGACCTTCATGCGGTCATCTATGGGTATTATAGCGCCCAGTATTACGAAAAAAGCAGTTTTTCATACTTTCGCCGCACTAAAAGAAAGC